ATATATCTAATAACTTTATACCAGAGCAACCTAGTATTGGATTTTCAGATGATGATATTAGAAATGTAGAAGTAATGAGTAAACATTTTAAAGATAAACCAGATAATATAGTTAAGACTTATTCTACTGCTGGAGGTATTAAAAAGGAATATAAATAAAGAATAATCTCATCAAATTAAAAGTAAAGAGAAAAATTTTTTAACAAGACTATATTTATATCTATAAACAACAAAGAAACTAAAAAAAATTAAAATAACATGGCTGATTTATTAATGAAAATGCCGATACCTTACGAACCAAAACGTCAAAATCGTTTTATCCTAAGGTTTCCATCAAGTTTGGGTATAAACGAATGGTTTGTAGAATCAACGGCTAGACCACACATCACAATTGCTGCAACGGAAATACCGTTCTTAAACACATCTACTTACGTTGCAGGTAGATTCAACTGGCAAACAATTCCAGTTAAATTCCGTGACCCTATTGGACCTTCAGCGGCTCAAGCTCTTATGGAGTGGGTTCGTTTACATGCTGAATCAGTAACAGGTCGTATGGGTTATGCTGCGGGTTACAAAAAAGACATTGACCTTGAAATGTTGGACCCAACAGGAGTTGTTGTTGAGAAATGGATTCTTTATGGAACATTCTTAACAGACGTTAACTTTGATTCGTTGGCGTACAATACTGATGGATTAGCAACAATATCTGCGACATTGAGAATGGATAGATGTGTGTTAGTTTACTAATACTATTTAAAAATTTTTAAACCTAATTATATTTAACCGTAGAGCAATAAACTTTACGGTTAATTTTTTTATATGGATACACAATCAAACGACTACGGTCAACAAAATTTTACATTACCACACGATGTGGTACCATTACCTTCACAAGGTATTTTCTACAAAAATAAAAAGAAATCACTCAAAGTCGGATATCTTACAGCCTCTGATGAAAATATTTTAATGGGTGGTGGAAATGATTTAACTCTTAATTTATTAAGGGGAAAAATTTATGAACCAGATATTAGGGTTGAAGACCTTATTGAAGGAGATGTTGAAGCAATTTTAATCTTTTTAAGAAATACTGCGTTTGGACCTGAAATAAGTTTAAATCTTACAGACCCAAAAGATAATAAATCATTTAGAACGTCGGTAACGTTAGACCAATTAGCCATTATTAATGGTCAACAACCAAATGAAGATGGTACATTTACTACAATGTTACCAAAATCACAATCAACTATTAAAATTAAACCATTAAGTTATGGTGAAATTTTAGAAATTGGTAAAATGGCTGAAACATATCCTCAAGGTAGAGTAGTTCCAAGAATTACATGGAGAATGCAAAAAGAGATTATTGAAATTGATGGCTCAACCGATAAAGCGGTAATTGCCAAATTTATTGAATCAATGCCAATCGCAGATTCAAAACACATTAGAAAGTTCATGAATGAAAATGAACCAAGACTTGATATGAATAAAACGTTAATAGCCCCGTCAGGAGAACGTCTAACAGTGAATGTTGGGTTTGGGGCGGACTTTTTTCGTCCTTTCTTCTGATTATAGAAAAGGACAGATAGACGAGTTTTACTATCTTAACACTTTAATGAAAATAACGTATCAAGATTTTGAAAGGATGCCTGTTTTTGTTAGAAAATATTTATTAGATAAATGGATTGAAGATAATCAGAAGGACTAAAAATTTTAGTCCTTCTTCTATTTATATAAAAACCCAAAAAACTTATGGCAAAAGATGATAACCAAGAAGGCAGTTTTAAAGAAATCAAGAAAGAACTTGATAGTTATAGCAGTCCTTTAGAAAAAATTGTAATTTCTTTGGACGAAATGTTTAAACATGCGGACAAAATTAATAGGGCGTTTGTTGATGGTAGAGTTAGAATCCAAGAAATGGATTTGGCTGTTGCAAATTCTGCATCAGGTATAATTAGATTGGGAGGAAGTCTTGAAGATGTCTCAACAACTATCACTCAAATAGCCGCTGGCTCAAGAAGAAATGTCATTGCTACCGAAGAGCAGGTTAGTAAATTATACGCATCATCTAAAATCTTAAACACTGACGCAAATGTTTTAGTTGATTCATTTGCTAAAGTTGGATATGAAACTTCTCAGATAGGACCTAATATAGAAGAATCTATTGGATATATTCAAAGTATTGGATTAAACGCAACTACAGTAATGAAAGACGTTACCGCCAATATGGAACAAATGAATCGTTTCCAATTTGAAGGTGGTGTTGCTGGTTTAGCTAAAATGGCGGCACAAGCCTCAATGTTAAGGTTTGATATGAAACAAACTTTTGACTTGGCTAATAGAGTTTTAGACCCTGAAGGAGCTATTGATACCGCAGCCGCGTTTCAAAGATTAGGAGTGTCTGTTGGTAATTTGGCAGACCCATTTGCTTTAATGAATCAATCTATTAACGACCCATCTGGATTACAAAATAGTTTAGCTGAAGTATCAAAACAATTCACATATTTTGATGAAGAGACAAAATCATTTAAAATAAATCCCCAAGGTGTTTTAACATTAAGAGAAATGGAAAAACAAACTGGTGTTAGTGCTGCGGAAATGAGTAAAATGGGTTTAGCTGCAGCGGAATTAGACAAAAGATTGTCTGAAGTTAGTTTGGCGGGTTTAAAGTTTGAAAATGAGGAAGACAAACAATATTTGGCTAACATATCCAAAATGGGTAAAGGTGGAAAATATGAGGTTGAATTAAAAGATGGAACCAAAAAAGAATTACAAAACCTTAATCAAGAAGAATTTGATGAGTTAATTGAACAACAAAAGAACGCTCCAAAAACTGTTGAAGATATACAAAAAAGTCAATTAGGTGTTCAAAAAGACATATTGGCAAATATGCAATCTGCTGCTGCAAAGGCAACTTTTGGGGTTGCGTCCTCAAAGTATGTTCAAGGTAACGTTAGAGGTGCTGAGAGAATTGCAAGAGCGGTTAGTTCTTCTGTTGAAGGTGAAGTACCTGAAAGTAGAGTTATTTCTGAAAAAGTAACAGGGGCTATTGATAGAATGCGTGATTTATTTGTTGGTAAAGAACAAGGTAAAATGGATAACGCAACATTTACTAAAAACTTAGAATCAATTCAATCTGACCTTAAAGCCCAAGCATCAAGTTTAGGTCCAAAAGGTATGGACGCCTTAAGAGACATATTAGTTAAAAGTAATGAAAAAGTTAAAGGTGATAGTGGTATTGAAAAAGAGTTTAGAAAATATACTTCAGATATTTTAACAGGTATTGGTGGGAATACAACAGCAAAAGTTGCGGGAATTACAGGAACACAAAAATCAGAACCATTATCAAGAAGTGCGGTTTTTGGTAAAGGAAGTTCAGCGATTGCCCAAGAAAATAAAACAAAGACAACAAATGTTAATTCACAAGTAGATTTTGGTGGCACAATTACAATTAAAGTAGATGCTCCTCCAGGTGTTAGTGAACAACAATTTAAAACATTTTTTGAATCAGATGAATTCAAAAGAAAAATTTACGAATACTATAATCAGAAAGCAAAAGAGTTAGAAAGAAGATAAATGTCTAACAAAAAAACACCATCAACCTATTTATTAATAAAAGTATAAATGGGTAGTCCATTAGATTATATAAGCTCAGAAGGTTTTAGAAAAAAACTTATAACAAGGAATTTAGTACCATATGCTAAGTCCCCTACTAAAGTTACGCCTCCAACAACTTATGAAGTCATTCAATCAGATTATTCTGTAGTTGATAGTCCTGATGGTCTTATTGATACAACTTTTTATGCTGATAAACAGTATCCACTTAATAGGTGGGGTAACGACGGAGGTTACAAACAAGCTCCTGATATTAGTGGAAACTTAAATACAGTATCAAACAAAGGTGAATATGGTCCTGGTCAACAAGACGCTAACATTATTGACCAAGCCAAGATTGCTGCACAAACAGGGTTTAATGGTATTACTGGGCCTTATTTGGCCGTTAATGCTTTTGGTAATGGAGGGTTAGAACAATATGATGCTGGTGTTTATATTACAACACCAGATACAATCTCAAGTTCATTACCAGGTGGTATAAGACAGTTATATAATAATCAACCTTATCCAACAACCTTTAATTCATCTTCATATACACCGTTATCAATTTTATTAAGTCCCGACCCAACAGGTAGTAATGGATTATTAAGTCAAGATTCATTTATAGCCCGTTTAGGTGCAAAGACACTTAAAAAAGAATTTGAAGAAAGAATTGGTAGAGCGATTATTAGAGAAACTATTGGTCGTGCAAACTTTTTAAATGTTAATAGTAGTACAAATCTTGTTAATATTTTAACAGGTAGAGTTCCGTTAATTGAACCTAATTATCAGATTACCGTTCCTTCTAATCCTATAACAGCCGCAGCCGACTTTGGACTTAGATTAGGTGGTAGTCTTTTACCGTTTTCATTAATACCTGGTTCATACTTTGACCCAAATATTAATCCTGGCCAACCAACAACAATTGGACAAGCTTTATTAGCAAATCCACTTGCTGCGGTAGGTAACTTTGTTAGTAATTTATTAGGGGCGGGTAAAACAGGTACACAGATATTCTATAACAATACTGGTGCGGGACAAAAATCTATATTGTGGAAAAACATTAACTACAATAGATATAAACCAAATTACGATAGAACATTACTTGATAGATTAGGAGGTGCAATTGTAGGTACCGAAACAAATAATTCTAACTTTTATGTTGGGTCAACAAGTTCTGACCCGTCAAGAGTATTCTCACCAAGTAGGGCATTACCTGTTGATGCGTTTGGTAACGAACAACAATCACCTGTATATGGACCACATGAGTTGGCACAATTATATGAAGGTCCAAGTAAAGAAATTCGTTTAGGGGCTAATGGTCCGACATATAGTAATGGTGGTGGTATTGAAGGTGGATTTACTTGGGTATCTCCAAAATACAAAGGAAATGCAGGTAAGAAAGTAGGTGTTGGTGGGGTTATATTGGACCAAGATGAAGACTTTAAACCTTCATCATATAATACAACTGAATCTACAGAAAGGAAATTTAAACAAGGTTCTATACTTGACGATACTCAAAGACTTATTGATAGTCAACCAGAAGGTGGTAAAAGATTACAACACGTTGGTAATGCGATTGACCAAGTTAGTAAGGTATTCCATGATGGTTACAAAGAATTAACTAAGGGCTCAAGGGTTATACAATATACGGGTTCTATTGGACAAGAAGTTGGAACTGAATATTGTAGAGTTTTTGCTAAAGACGTACCATATCTTCAATATAATGACCTTCAAAAAACTGATGGTATTGTAACCGAAGGTAGAAGATTTTCATATTCAGTATTAGATAAGACATATAATCTTAATATTGCTCCAAACAAACAAGAAGGTGGACAAGATTCAACCAATTTGATTGGAAGTTATAATAATGCGTATGCTAAAAAATATATGTTCTCACTTGAAAATTTGGCATGGGCAACTTCAAACACACCAGGATTTGCTGTTGCGGATTTACCAGTTTGTGAACGAGGACCAAACGGAGGTAGAGTTATGTGGTTCCCGCCATATGGTTTAACTTTTAGTGAAACTGTTACCGCTAATTGGAATGCCAATGAATTTATAGGCAGACCAGAGCCAATATACACTTATAAGAGTACAAATAGGTCTGGTAGTTTAACTTGGAAAATAGTTGTTGACCATCCGTCTGTTTTAAATGTTATTGTTAATAAAGTGTTGGCAAATGAAACAAATAAAGTTAGAGTTGATAGTATTTTAGAATCATTTTTTGCTGGATGTAGAAAATATGATTTATATGAACTTGCAAAAAAATATTATACAATATCGCCTAATGATTTATTTGACATACAACAAGCTATTTCATCAAAAGAATTAACAAAAGAACAGTTAGAATATACTATTAGTACAATTAAAACAACTCCTGACTTATCTAGTGATACAGGAACTGGAGGTTCTCCTGAAGACGAATTAAAAATCTACAAACAAAGTGGTTTTTATTTTGATAATGATATACCAAAAAAACTTAATCAAAATTTTGCTGAATTATATGGACCATATATTTCACAAAAAACCGATTATCAGAAAAAATCACCAAGTACTT